TATGATTTATTAGGTGTAGATTTAGCTCCCATACAAAGGGTAGTGTTTGAAGATATGTGGTTTAAGCCTTATACCCTAGCAATCGCTGGGAGGGGTTTTGGAAAATGCCAGTCATTACAGTCAATTACACAAATTAAAGATAGTGGTTTAATTTATTTACATGAATTTCTACCAGAAATACCTAAACATCTAAATGATGGCGAAGAAGAAGTTATAGATTGGACTAGTAGTATATACACTTCAGAGGGTTTTCGTAACACTAAAAAATTGGCTTTAGAGAAAGGTGTTGTAGGTAAAAAACTGGTTACACAAAATAAGTATGAAAATGAGGGCAGTAACCACCACCCATTACTAACTATAACTTCTACTGGAGACTTAGTATATAAAAGGCTTGATGAGTTTAAAGTAGGTGATAGGGTGTGTATACAAAGAGGACAAAACGTATTTGGTAATAATGATATAACTACAGATGCTTCTTATTTGATAGGATTACTCATAGGTGACGGATCAATAAGTAATAAAAGTGCACTTACTATAACATCTGAAGATTTAGAGCTACTAAATTTCTGTGAAAAATTTTGTAAAAACGAAAATATTAATTTTAACAACACTCCTGATAAAAGAACAAAAGCAACACATGTACTTAGATTTTCAAATAAATTAAACTCATTTTTAGAAAAATATAAAGTAGACAAAGTTTTATCCTACGACAAGTCTGTTCCTTATTCTATTAGGACGGCTACAAGAGAATCTCAAATAGCTTTTTTACAAGGTTACTTTGACACAGATGGCACCGCTCATAATAAAAATGGAGGAGTTTCTTGCTGCTCTGTGTCTAAAAAACTACTTAAAGAAGTACAGTTAATGTTACTTAACTTTGGTATCATATCAAGGGTACGTAAAAAGAAGACTAAGTCTAAGTTTGGTAAAGTATATCTATTGGATATATTTTCTGAAGATGCTTTTAAGTTTAAAGAGTTAATAGGTTTCAGGCTAAAAAGAAAACAAAAAATACTTGACAAGTATTTTAGCAGTAAAAAATTAAATACGAATAAAGATACTATCCCTGAAGTTTTAACTTTATGTCACGAAATAACAAAGTATTATCATAATAAGTATAAAACATCTAAAAAACCTTCTTTTAGAATACGTACTAGTAATAAAAAAGAAGTAATATATGAAAGATTACACAGGTTTATAATTCAATGCCACGATATTGAAAAAGCAGGCTTTAGTCTTTCTACAGTGAAAAAAGATATTGATAACTTAAAAGAATTATTAAAATATAATTATTACTATGACACGGTTATAAGTATAGAAGATTGGAAAGGTGACTGTTATGATTTTGAAATGGATATGCGAGATGCTACTATTGAACCTAACTACTTTTCAAATGGATTTATAAACCATAATACATTTCTATCAGGAGTATTAGCTTCTTTACTTTGCTTATTATACCCAGGATATAGGGTAGGTCTCATAGCACCTAGTTTTCGCCAAAGTAAAATGATTTTTTCAGAAGTAGAAAAGTTATATGTTCAATCATCTATTTTACGTGAAGCTACTGCAAAGAGACCAATACGTGGTTCTGACACTTGTTACCTTGAGTTTAGATCAGTAGCAGGCCACACAGCAGCCAGAATAGAGGCATTACCTATTGGTTCTGATGGTGCAAAAATTCGTGGTTCACGTTTTTACTGTATCCTTGTGGATGAGTTTGCACAGGTGCCACAAAAAATTATTGAAACAGTTTTAGCTCCTATGAGTATTACCAAGCTTGATCCTATGAAAAAGGTTAGGGAATTGGAGCGTAGAAAAAAATTAATCGCAGCCGGATTAGCTACGGATAGTGATTTTGAAGAGGATTCCATTAATAAAATGATAGGTACTTCTTCTGGTTATTATAAGTTCAATCATATGTATAAAAGAATGCGTGAGTACTGGAACCAGATAGACGAAGGTTCTAAAGATCATGCTGTTTATCAGATACCTTATAATCTTCTTCCTGAAGGTTTTTTAGATCCAAAAAATGTTGAAAATGCTAAAAGAGTTATGTCTGATCATGAATTTCGTATGGAATATATGGCTGACATGGTATCAGATTCAGAAGGGTTTTTTAAAGCTTCTCTTTTAGAAGATTGTACTATTGGTAGTGGTTTTAAAGTGGAATTAACTGGGGAAGATTCAGCTAAGTATGTAATAGGTATTGATCCTAATCAAGGTGGTAGTGCTAAGTGTGGTGTTGTTGTAGTAAAGTTAGGAGGAGATTTTAATAAAGTAGTTAGAGTATTGGCTTTAGATGGTAAAACTACACAAGATATAACAATGGCTTTACAAGCATTATGTAATAGTTATCATGTAATACGAATATATATGGATAGGGGCGGTGGAGGTAAAGCTGTATTAGATTTGTTAGAAGAAGGTTATAACGAAGAAGAACCTATTTTAGAAAGAGATAATAGTGATAATATTAGAAAAGAAGGAAGACATATATTAGAAGCTATAACTTTTGGAACAGCTTGGATAGCTGATGCTAACTATGCTACTTTGGCTTTATTAGAGGATAAAAAAGTTAGATTTCCAGAAGCTACATTAGCTAAGTCTTCTGCTAAAGATCTTGAAGATAGAGAACAAATTAGAGTAGAAAAATTAAAAAAACAATGTGTAAGTATAGTAGTAACACAAACAGCAAGTGGAGCTTTACATTTCGATACTCCTAAAAAGGGACAAAATAAAGATTTATATTCAGCCTTTATTTTAGCTTGTTATGGCATTAAAGCTTTAGGAAGAGAAGACGAGGAAGAAGAAGGGAACGAGTTGTATAATACAGCTGGTTTTATACGTAGTAGAAATGGAAACAACTGGCAAATAACAACTAGTCAAGGACATAATACTAGACTTATAGTAGGTAATGTAGGATTAAAAAGAAGAGTTAAATAATAAACTAACTTATTTAAGGTAAAGATAAGTGTTATAATAATAATTTTAGTGAATAATATAATGGATAAGAATACAGTAGATAAAATAACAGCTGAATTACAAGACAGATATCCTGATGCGGGTATTAAGTCTATAGAGGTTGACGAAACTAAAGGTCAATCTTCTATATATCTACAACCAAAAGCTTTAGCTTTTTTAGATAAACCAGGAGTACCTAGAGTTTTTAGAGATAAAGCTTCTACTATAACAAGAGATTCTATTTCTAGAAGTACTTTAGATTTAGGTACAGATAAAGATGCTTATGAAGAAGACCCTAAAAAATTATACGAAAGAGCTTTAAAGTACTATTATGTAGAACCTATAGTAGGTTCTGTATTTAATTTTTTATCTTCTACTGCTTGTAAAGGTTTTGAAAATGATATTGATGATTTGGATATAAAAAATTTCTATGATACTTGGGCATTTGATGTTAATTTTGAAGAAGTATTAGAATGGATATTTTTAGATTTTTTTAGAATATCTCATGTTAATACTTATAAATATGTAGCTAAATATGAACCAAGAGTATCTACTATTTCTCCAGTGGCTGGGCAAAAACCTAAAAAGGTTAAAAGTCAATTAGATAATAAAGAAACTGCCGCTAAGAAAAATATATGGTCTAAAGGGCATTTACCTGTAGGCTATACAGTGTTAAATCCTTTATTAGTATCTATAGAAGGAAATCTTTTATTTGATAATGTGGTGGTTAAATTAGAGCCTCCTACAGAATTAAAAGATATGATGGATAAGCCTAAAAGTGAGCAGACAGAAGAAGAAAAAAATCTTATAAAAGCATTACCTACAGATTTAAAAAAAGCAGTGGAAAATGGTGGAGAATTTCAATTAGATCCGAGACTAGTAAGTTCTATTACTTATAAAAAAATGCCTTATGAAAGATATGCTAGACCAAGATTATCAAGGGTATTTGATAGTTTAGAATATAAGAATGCTTTACGTAATGCTGATTTAAGTACATTAGATGGTATTTCTAATTATATATTAAAAATTACAGTAGGTAATGACGAATTTCCTGTAACTGGACCAGAAGAATTAGAAGCAGCTGCTACTCTTTTTGATACGCCTTCTAAGAGTTTTGATGTTGTATGGAATCATACATTAAAAGTAGAGAAGATAGTATCTCCTGAAATAGAATCTATTTTAGGTAAAGGGAAGTATGATCAGGTTAATGAAGATATTACAGGGGGTTTATCTGTAACAAGAGCTTTAATAGATGGTGTAGGTAATTTAAATCAAGCAGAAGTTGAATGGAGTGTTAGAGGTATAAGAGAAGATATCGACTATGCTAGAAGACAAGTAGAACGCTGGATATATAAAGAATACCGTCAAATAGCGGAAGCTATGGGGTTTGAAAGATTTCCTAAAGTTAGATGGGACGAAGGTATACTAAAAGATGAAATACTTTATAAAAATATAATTAGTCAAATGGTTGATAGAAGAATGCTGAGTTATGAAACAGCACTAGAATCTTTAGGCTTTGATTATGAAAATGAATTAGGTAATATGCAAGAAGAATTATCTTTAGTAGAAGAAGGTGTGTTTGGGATTATTGGAAGCCCTTTTCAACAATCTTCTAAACAAGATGTACAGGCTGCTCCTACAGGTACCCCTTCTAATGGCAGACCTCCAGGAACTACTACTAAGAAAACAAAAGAAACAGACCCTAATAAACAACAAGATACTAAAGTAAGTAACCCTAAAAAATCAGCTTCTATAACTTTTAGAGATATTGTAAAAGGAATGACTATAGAAGAAAGAGCAGTTTTAATAAGAGAAATAGCTAATATTGAAAAAAATACTGGAGGCGAGCATGAAGCATAAAGGATATAAATTTTATTTAGAGGCTGATATACAGTCTTTGAAGGAAACAGTGGCTCTTAAAAAAGAAGTAGCCTCTGTTATAAAATTACCTAGTAATAAAGATAAACAACCTGATCTAAGTTATTTTTCTAGTATTTTTGTTTCTACAGGAACAAATTTAAATAACGCACATTTTTTAGCTTCTGAATTAGTAATGGCTGAGAATACAATAGCAGGTAAAGCTGTAGATATAGAGCATGAGGAAGAACAAATTATAGGTCATATTTATAGTAATGTTTTTACAGATAGTGCAGGAAAAAAATTAGAATTAGCTGAATTACAAAATAAAGAAATTGCAGCTTTAGATGATCAAGATATGCATGTAGAAATAGCAAGTGTAGTTTATAAGACTAGATTTCCAGAGATCGCTGAAGAAATTAAAGAAGGTAAATGGAAAGTATCTATGGAAGCCTATTATACGTCTTATGACGTTAAAGTAGGAAATACTATACTTACAGTAGATGAAGCACAAGCATTAGGTTTAGATGTAGGAAATGAAGCTACTTATGGGAGTTCAGCTAAAATATTAAAAGCCGGAGAAGTAGTAGATGAAGGTAAAGTAGCACGAGTATTAAGAGGTATTTGTTTTAGTGGTGTGGGAATTGTAAAGAACCCAGCTAACCCTCCTTCTGTGGTTTTAGAAACAGCTTCTGATAAGGAAGAAATAATTATTTTAGATTACGATAATATAGATAAAAACAACACGAATAAAGTAACCTCAACTAAAGTAGAAGCTAGTAAAGAATTAGCTGGAGCAGGAGATAAAAATTATCCTGTTACCACTGGAGTTTGTGTTAATTATAAAAAAGAAGTTTTAGATTCAGTTGTTAAAGATCAAGATACCGAAGTTTTACAAACTGAGTGGTGTACTAAATATGATACTACATGTCCTGTAGCTGGCAACGCAAAAGAACCAGCTTGTTTAAGAAATACAGTTACAGCATCAGTAAGTGACATTGTATATAGTAGAATAGAAGAATTAAATAAAGAAAGTAAAGTAGAAGAGTTAACTAAAAAACTTATTAAGATTTTAAAAAAGTAAATCTCTAGGAGGATAATATGCCAGGTCAAGCACAAACAGGGAAGCGTAGAAGTATCCCAAAAATAACTAATGTAAAAGCAGATGATAGTAAAAAACTGTTATGGAAGAATGTGGGTAATAATCACGCTTATCCTATGATTTGGGCGACCACTGTACCTATGGACAATAATGCTTCAGTACTTATTGCTGATAACGTATCTTTTCATGGTATGACTTTAGCAGAGCACGGTAATGTAACAATTACAGCAGATGGACCATCTAATCTTCATGTAGTAAAAGATGTAGCTAATAATGCAGTAATGATAGTTGATGAAGATGGTACATTTGTAGGTAATGTTGATGTACAAATTTTTCTTGGAGAAAATACAGATCCAAGATTTATTGAAGATTATGTTTGTAGAGGAAATAATGGAGCTACAAAGAATTTTTAATATTAGTACAATATAGTATAAATTGGTATAAAAAGGAAAAGGAACTTGGTTGGTGTTAATAAAAAATAATCGTATTATTTCAGGAGGAATCCAATGGATGATAAATTAAAGAAGGAGATTTTAGAAGAAGTAGATAAAATCTTTGCAGGCAAGAAAGAAGACGAGCAGCGTAAAAGAACTGAAGTTGCGCTTGAAGAGTCTGCTTCTACCATCGAAGCTTTAACATCTGATTTGGAATCTGAAAGAGTAAAAATTACAGAGCTTGAAGAAAAGCTCGTGGCTTCAGAAGAAGCTATTAAAACTCTTGAAGATGAGAAATCAGAAGCTTCTGTTGAGGCAGAAAAAGCTGGCGAAGAGCAAGCAAAGGAATTAGAAGAACTTAAAAAAGAATTAGAAGAAAAAGCTGAAGAACTTGATAATATCAAGAAAGACGCTGTAGCTGGAACTCGTATGGAAGAATTAGCTTCTGCTGGTGTAGTTAGAAGTGATAAAGAGGGCCAAACAGCAAAAGTAAGAGAAATGTCTGATGAAGAATTTGCTTCTTATAAAGAAGAATTAGTAGAAGTAAGAGCAGGTATTCTTGAAGAATTAAAAAAGGCTGAAGAAAAAGCTGAAGAAAAAGCCGAAGGTTCCGAGAAAAAAGAAGGATCTGAGAAGGAAGAAGGTTCAGAAGATGAAGGTGTGAAAACTCCTCCAGCAAACATTGATCCAGGCGCCGCTGTATCTGCAGCTATGAATATGGAAATCTATCCTTCGGATGATATCGTAGCCCAGTACTCTGAGATGGGTAAAGCTATGGCCGAAGTAATGAAAAATGATAAATAAGGGGGAAAAACATGTTTATTCCAAGACATCCTGTAGTAGAGAATCAATTTTGTAAGTATGGAGAGACAAGTACCCCTGGTGGTGCTGGTAATGTTCTCGCATATGCTGGATCTGTAGTATATTTAGATGCTGCAGCAGCTAATGAAGAAGCAATTGTTAAAAAAATGGCACATGGTGTAACAGAAAGTCCTTTTGGCTTTTGTATGCAAAAAGTAAAAACTGGATACCATTCAATTCATCCAGTAGGTATGATGCTTCCTGGTGATTTAGGTTCAAGTGATGCTATCGCTCAACCTACTTATGATGCAGCTGGTAATATTACAGGTACACAAACAATTCCTGTAGGTGTAGCTCATTTAGGTATTTGGGATACTGTACATTATACTGCTGTTCAAACAACTACTCCTGGTACCGTAGATGATGGAGACCAATTAGTTCCTGGTCAGAATTTGTATTCTGCAGCTGATGAAGCTAAGGTTACTAATTCAACTACTGCATCAGATGGTTCAGATGATAATGGGGAACGTTGTAGTGATGTAGTAGTAGCTAAAGTACTTAAGGGTGCTTCTGCTGCTAAATGTACAGCTAATATTAACAATACTACTCTTTACCCAGTAAGAGTTAAATTGCTTGTATAAATGGTTAAAAGAGCGCTATATGCGCTCTACCATAATTATTAACATTTTATCAAGGGAGATAAAATATGGATATTAAAGAAATGCAAAAACTCTTTGCTAAAACAGCAGAGATTAATACCCCAGAAGGGTTAGCTGCTTATAAAGCATTTGCAGCAGCAATTACTACTCCTATTCTTCAGAAGTTAGAATTGGAGTCTATTATGAGACAACTTTTCGCAGTAGTAGTTTTAGCTCCAGGTGCACAAGCTGTTTATCCAGTAGCTGAAGACTTTGAAATTCCAGTTTGGGTACTTCCTGGACTTGGTTATGCTGCTCAGAACTTCATCGAAGGTATTGGTGAAGAAGTATATGTTCCTACTTTTGCTCATAACGCATCTGCTGAATGGAAAATCACTTATGCTCGTGATTCAAGATTAGACATTGCAACTAAAGCCGCTCAAAGAGTAGCTATGGATTTAGCTAATTATGAAGAAGAATGTGGTTGGAGAGTAATTATGCCTGCTGCTACTTCTGCATTTTCTGGTAAAGGTCTTTTAGGTTCTAGACCTGCTCCAATTTATGAAGTAGATCCTTCATCTACAGGTGCTGGTTATCTTTCTAAAGAGCTTATTAATAAAATGATTGTAGGTTTTAAAAGAACTGGTCGTACTTTGACTGATCTTTATGTAAGTCCTGAAGATGCAGCAGATATTCGTGAATGGACTGATACTGATATTGATCCAGTAACTCGTAGAGAAATTTTCCAGTCAGCTGGTATGGGTAGTATTTGGAATGTAACTCTTCATGAGATTCAACATCTTGGTGCTACTGGTATGTATAATATTAATGGTAGCGCTTCTGAGTATGGTAAATTTATTGCCGGTGCTGGAGAAGTTTTTAATGCTTATACATTAGAAAATCCAAATGTAACAGCTGCTGATGGAACGGTTTCTGCTATTGGTGAGACTCAAATTATGGGTTTTGATATGACTACTAATGATTCATTAGTTATGCCTGTAAGAAAAGAGTATGAAGCTCATGACGATCCAACATTACTTCGTGTTCAAAAACAAGGTTTCTTTGGCTGGGCAGAGCAAGGATACGCTTGTTTAGACAGTAGAATGTTAGGATTAGGTGTTATTGATAGAAGTTTATAGTAATTATATGTAATTATATTTTTATATGACCCTGGCTACTTTTGTGGTCAGGGTTTTTTATTAATTAACTAACTACATTATTATAAGAAATATGATATTTATAATAACAATTGTACTGGCTATAATCGTAACAGAGGCTATAACAGAACTAGTAGTTAAGTCTGAGTTTTTTTCTTTTTTAAGAGAGTGGTTTTTTAATAGAAGAAAACATAAACTTTTTAATTTTATACATAATTTGTTAGATTGTGGGTATTGTTTTTCAGTATGGGTAGCTTTTTTTGTTTCTATTTTATTAATAGATTTAAGTTTTATTAATGAATATATAGGATGGTTTATAGCTTGGATGGTTATTCATAGATTATCAAATTTATTACATTTTGTAATAGATAGAGTAAGGGGTCTAGAAAGAGTATAAGGAAAAGGACCTGAAATATTTAAACAAGGAAAAGGAGTATTAAAATGGAAGGATATATTAAAAGTTTAGCTACAACATGGCGTCACATTTTTAAAAGATCTGTAAGACCTGGAGGAAAAATACCTTTACAAGAATTATATGAGACATATGGAAAAAAATATAATTTAGCTCCTAATAATGAATTTATTGAATGGTTAAAAGAAGTTAAATTAAAAGGGTTATTAGATACATGGCAAATAGTGTTGATGGATGATGAAGCTCCAGAAGATTTAAAAGAAGAAGTAGAAGTCAAAAAAGAAAAAACTATAGTTAAAAAAGAATTAGATGTTGAAGCTGTAGTTAACTTACCTGTTAGAAAAGCAAGAGAAATTTTACCAGAGATAATGGATGTTTCATTATTAAAATATGCTTTACAAGAGGCTCGTCCTAGAGCTAATAAAGATAGTTTATGTAGATTATTAGAAAAAAGAATAAGTGAGATAAGTGTTCTAAGTAGAAGTTAATTTAGATTTTAAAAAATATGATAAGGGTAAATAAATCAGATGTATTTCCTATAGCAGCTACTGTTACAAATACTAATGGGGATATAGTTTCGGGAAAAAATGTATATTTTGATATAAGGTATACTAATGATACAGAACTATCTCCTCCTAATAAAGGTATGATGGTAGAATCTACAGTAGCAAGTGGGATTTATAAGCAAGATGTGTCAATAGATGTGGCGGGTTCTTACATTTGTTATGTTACTTGTTCAGGTTTTTCTACAACTACAAAAGATATAATAGTAAATCAAGATACAGTAGCAGAAGAAGTGTGGTCAGATACTTTAGCTACAGCATTATTAGAAGATGTAGAATTTATAAAAGATGTTGAGGGTGGAAGGTGGAAAATACTTAATAACCAGTTAATTTTTTATAAAGAGGATAATATAACAGAAATAGCTAAGTTTAACTTATTTGATAAACTTGATGCGCCTACAGATGTAGATGTTTATGAGAGAGTAAGAATATAAATTAACAGTAGAAGTATAGGTAGAAAAAGTGATAAGAGTACATACATCAGACTCATTCCCAATAACTTCTACTATTATTGATGAGTTCAATAATCAAGTATCAGGAGAATCTATATATTTTGATGTAAGGTATATGGATGATAATCATTTAAATCCTCCTAATACTGGTAAATTTATAGAATCTACAGTAGCTAGTGGTATTTATATAGCTAATGTAACTATAGATACAGCAGGCTCTTACATTTGTTATGTTACATGTTCAGGTTTTCCTACTACAGCCAAAGAAGTTTTAGTAGAAGAAAAGAAAGTTTCTGAGTTAGTTTGGGAACATCAAACAGCTCAGAATCTTATAAGTAGTATAGATTTTATTAGAGCTATAGAAGGTGGTGCTTGGAAAATTGTCAATAATATGATGGTTTTTTTGGCAGATGATAATGTAACACAAACAGCAGTTTTTGATTTATTTAACGAAGTGAATGTTCCAGCAGAAACTAATGTTTATGAAAGAAGGCGTTTGATAACACTTTGTTATAATTGTATACTAGATGAGACAGGTGCTATAATATTAGATGAGGCTGGTGAGTATTTACTAGATGAAAGTTAAATG